CGGCAACATCCAATATCATCTTCAAAACGACCTTAATAACTTATTGAAACTAGAAAATAACTATAATGGATCTCCGTCCATCAGTCTAAATAGCACTCAAATGAGTATTGCAATCGCTCATGCTATCTCGCGGGCTGTTCAAGAAGGCTTCAGAGTCGTTCTGGAAAACCAGTATACGGATGAAGACCTGGAACGCGACTTAACTTTAAGTCCGTAACTGGCCCTCTTAAAATTAGGTCTAGGCAACAATTCTCGGCAACAAAAGTTTTAAGCTGAGATATGTTATAGTCTAGACTATGAGACACGTTAATCAAGCTGGACTTGACCTCGTTAAATCATTCGAAGGTCTTTTCTTAAAACCATACCTAGATCCTATCGGTATCCCGACCATCGGGTACGGAACTATTCAGTATGAGAATGGTGCTAAAGTCACCATGCAAGACCCTGCAATCACTGAACAACGTGCAACCGAGCTCCTCCAGTGGGAGATCGATCTTAAGGCGCAAGCCGTTGAAAAGATGTGTAAAGTAGCACTCAACGATAACGAATTTGCAGCCCTCACCTCATTTGCCTACAACCTTGGAACTGCTGCGCTTGGCGGCTCAACCCTGATGAAGCTCCTGAATGCAGGGACTGACAGGGTCGCAGTTGCAGACCAGTTCTTGCGTTGGAACAAGGCCGGCGGAAAAGAACTTGCAGGATTGACACGTAGACGTCAAGCTGAACGTTCCCTTTTCTTGCAACCCGTAGTACAATCAGATGACGAACAGCTTCCTTCTGGACCTTCAGAAGAAGACATTAACGCGAAACTCAAAAAGATTGAGGAGGACATAATGAAGTAGAACGCAAACAGTCAGCTTGCTTCGGCTTATGCTGACAGACCTCCTTAAATCTCCATTAAGTTCTCGCTGTTTCCCCAACACCAACTTAATAACGGAGATGTTATGAAAATCGAATTACTGAAACTTAAAGCAGAACTCAAAGTTCTTGCTCTCGAAATCCGCCAGCTCAAAGCTGGAACAAGACAATCTTGCTCGACATTAGATAAGACCTATCCAGAACGCCACGACTGGGATAGCTACAAGATTCTATCTAAGAACGAAGAATTCACAAAAACACAAAAGACACACTGGGATAACGCTAGCGCACTGTCAAATAAACAGTTCGAATTCCGGTCAAAGCACATAGCTCGTTGCATGTTGCGCGGTAGAAAGCTAGAAGAGATCGAGCCTAAGCTGCGCGATCCTAATAGCTACATTCACGCACGTGTCCGCAAGGAAGCAGCTAGAATCGTAGCATCTGTCTTGGAGGCTCAAAGTGCAACCCAGCCATAAACTCTATATCCTTGTCGATCGTCAGCTCAGCAAGTCTCAACAGACCGTTCAGGCATGTCACGTTGCGATCGAATTCGCCAAAGCTTATCCGGAATGGGAACACCAGAGCATCGTTGTTCTGGGCGTTCCCAGCCAGACAGGTCTTTACGAGTGGAAGAACCGATTTGAGCAATACCCAGTAAAGCTTAAGGCTTTCTGGGAATCTCATTGGAACAACCGACTGACTGCTCTTGCAGCTCACGGATGCGACGATCTCGTTAAAGAACTAGACTTGGTATAATATAAGTGCACGGCCGCGTAAACGGGTGGTGACATCAACCGGGGATTGTAAAGAGCTTTACGGCGTTCCTTTCCCGGCTGAAGCCTACACGCTAGTACTTGATGTCGTTAGGGATTGCTACGGTGAAAATCGTTTAAGGCAATCGTAATCTAGCCCGTGCACCCTTCTTTCTTCATATCCCCGAGTATGCTCAGCGGTAGAGTACTCACCTCGGAGAAGTCATCCCCACCCAGTTGATCGACGGGTCATGATGACGACTCAGCCAAGAAAACCTGCACGACGGTGCAGATCAGTACGGGTACAAAAGAGTGTGAGAGGACGGTGGTTCGATTCCATCCTCGGGGACCATCTTCAAAAGGAAGGTTATGAAGTTACTCATCGCATCAATTCTCCTTGTATCTTTGAATGCCAATGCAAGCCAGCACAACGAAGACTTGCGTAAAGCACAAGCAGCAAAGCAAACCAAATTCCATTACGGGCAAGAAGTAAAGATCCTGACAGGTTTCTATCGCGGCTTAACGGGTCGGGTAACAGAATACATTACTGCTCGCGGTTGCTATCTTGTCGATGCAGTAGATGAACGAAACAAACCCGTTTCTGACGTCGGCTGCCAAGAAGAATCAAATCTCGAATTAGTAAATCCTTAATCAATGCTCCGTTAGCTCAGTGGCCAGAGCAGTCGTCTCTAAAACGTACGGTCAGGGGTTCGAGTCCCTTACGGAGCACCATTTCTAATGAACCAATCGATTGGTCAAGACTTCACTAGAGAGATTCATCTAAGCCTCATGCCAGGCTTCTCTCTTCCCCGTGGGGTTTACCAGTACGAGATCCAATACATCACCGATACCGGTGGCGTCATCTCCATGCACCACATATCTGAGAACATGGTTGGCCCGAACATCAAGAACGACCTACAATTTCGAATTGGGTGCGATGTCCGAAACATCAGCTTCAAGCTCAACTGCCACAACTCATTTCCAACTAACCCGCTAGTCTACTACAACTACGATCTACGTATCGACCGGTTGATAATGTGGAACCTTGCTGTCCGGCTTCTCAAAGCTAACTAAGAGAAGTTTGGAAGGGCCCTAGCTATCTTTTCCTGTAACTAAAAAGAACTCTTGCCACGCGCGGCTCTCGCGCGTGAGTGCGAACGAAGTTCGCACGTAATGTTAAGAAAGCTTACGCGAAGAGAAGTCTCTTCTCTTCGCGGCGACCAGTGTAAAATTGAATTTCTCTAGGGGTAGCTAGGTTAGCCAGGGGGATATTCTAGAGAAATTTATACCCGCGAGACAGGCATTTTTAACTTACAACGAAAAATAAATATTGCGCCACTTTGTCACCCCCGAAATGTATAACAGACGCCATGGACAAAAAAGAACAGATGAAAAAGTTGTTGGAAGAAGTTTATCGTATCGAGGTTCAAGTTGAAGAAGGCGGCGCATTACCCAGTAAGGTTCGCGAATCTGACGCCGGCTTTGACCTCTTCGCAACTGAAGACATCGCGCTTTACCCCGGTCAATCTGGGAAAACCCCACTCAATATCCGTCTCAAGTTACCGGAAAATACTTACGCGGAGATTACTACAAAGTCAGGTCTTGGCTCTCGTGGTCATTCTGTTAGGGCAGGGATCATCGACGAGGAATACCGTGGAGTGATCAACGTTATTCACGCGAACGTTCGTCTCATCGAAGGTTTGGACGAAGACGGTTTGCCACTCATGTATACAGAACCTCTGGTCATCAAGAAGGGCGAGAAGATCGCTCAGCTCATCATTCACCCGTACAGCAAGCACTACTTCATCGAGCAAGTAACAGCGGTGGATACGAACACATCGCGCGGTGAGGGTGGCTTTGGTTCAACGGGTAAATGACGATCAAGATTTGAACATGATGCTCGGCACTGAAGATACCCGTCTTCAGTGGGAGATCTACACTCAGTACGACCCACGTCCTGTGGGAACATACTTCACTCATCAAGCTATTGAACCTGCATCACTACGACTTACCTTTTACATCAATCAGATGTCTCGCAAAAACATCGACACCATCTATGGTGAGATCGAACTTAAGATCAGTCGCTTCTTAAGTGAAGCTGGCGGAGTCTTCTACAATCGAAATGTAAGTTACGAATCTTGTGGTCCAAATTTAGTAGAGTACTTAGTCAAAATTAGCAATGTTGAAGTCTTCCAACAGCTCTTAGAGACTGGTCATCAAAAGCGTATTGACGCTGAATTCACTCAAGCTTTAGAGGCAAAGCTCGCCGAAGACTAAGTATAATGTCGGCCATGAAGCTTGACAATTTTTCTAGTCTATTCAAAACATCAGTTCGTGTTCAAGAAATCGATCCGATGAGTCCAGACGCTGTCTGGCCAGCGAACACGGAGATCTGCATCACTCGCATCCCCATTCGCAAACGTGATGGCTGGGACGCAGAGAAATTCCAAGAATTCGCAAAGCGTCTTAAAGCTAACATGGTCCCAAACGGGATTGTGTTCCTTATCTGCTACGCTCCTATCGAAGCTAAGTGGCGACCATTTGAAGTCGCTAAACTTATGGCCGATCAAGGTTTCAACCACGTCGACAACATTGTGATCAAGAAGACTTGGTTCCCAGGCAAGCGCTCAGAAACTAACTTAGTCAACTCACATGAGTATGTTCTTCACTTCTGTAACGGCGATGTCTGGAAATTGGATCGCCTCCCGCTTCGTCAGTATATGAAAGTCCACGATGAGCTTTCTTGCCCAGGAAATACTTGGGAGATCGAGACGGGCTCCCTAGATGAGAGTTATCCGGTAGATTTAGCAGAGCTGCTTATTCGAATGACCAACTGTCTTCCAGGCTCTGTTGTGTTCGACCCATACTGTGGTGGAACAGGCTCACTGAGAGCTGCACTTAAACTTGGACATAGTTTCTTTGGGTTCGAGACTGACAAGAAGCAGCTAAAGAAGTACGAGAAGGTAGTATCTGACCATAATGAAGGCAAGCTAGATCAGCCTGACCAAAAGAAGCCCGCAAAAAAGCTAGCTGACGAAGGGGACGAGTTTTAATGTCACTATACGAAAGATCTAAAGCAAAAACTATCACATCTGATAAGACCAAGATCAAGGATATTGTTCATGGCACGATTGACAAGATGGCTACTATTGTTGGCGCTACTCTTGGTCCTGGTGGACGCCCAGTTCTCATCGAGCGCGACAGCCTCTCTCCGCTCATTACAAAAGACGGTGTTACTGTTGCTAAATCCTTAGGCGTTGAGAACGCTGAAGCAAACATCATCATCGATGCTGCAAAAGAAATCTGTCTCAAAACAGCTAAAGAGGCCGGTGACGGAACTACTACCGCCATCGTGTTGGCGAATGCAATCACAAAGTACGGTCTTAACTTTCTCGATGCGAATCCTAAATACAATCCTCAACGAATGGTTAACGAACTTCAGCAGGCATACTCTACCGTCGTACTTCCCTTTCTTAAGGCTAATGCGATTGCAGTTAAGGGCCGCGAAGAACTTGTCCATGTCGCAACGATTTCAGCTAACGGCGATAAAGATATTGCTGAAGCAGCTGTCGCTGCTGTTATGGCTGCGGGAGAAGACGGCCACGTTCTGATCGAGGAAGCTCAAGGCAACCAACTCAAAGTCGAAACAATGGATGGTTTCATCGTCACCTCTGGTCTCAAGGACATCGGTGCGATTGGTCGTCTCTTCATCAACGATAAAGCTCTTCAACAAACGAAGATGGATCGTGGCCTGGTATTCTTGTATGACGGATCACTCAATGACCTTAAAGTTCCGGGAGCTATCCAACAAGCGATCGAAGGAACTGAGCTCTACGGACTTCCAGTTATGGTCTTCGCACATGGCTTTGCTGATGTTGTTATGGAGGCTTTCGCCAAGACTACAAAAGGCGGTTACACTGTCGTTCCCGTTAAAACGCCAATGACGGGTGTAGCGAACTCACGTTCGTCATTCTTGTTAGATATGTCCGCTTACACAGGAGCAACAGTCTATGATCCCGGAACCCTCGACAAGTTCATCACCGAAGATGCGTCGTCTGGTTTCGGCGCATTTGATAATGCTCGCGTTGGCATGTACGAGTCTGTCGTTTCGGCAATACCTGATTCTGAGCGAGTTGATTCTCGGATCGCTGAGCTTAAACATCTTATGGATGTTGCCCCCTCTGATTTTGATAAGATGCATATTAAGGCCGCTATTGGTAAGCTTACTGG